TCTTTGCCGGTCGCCCGGTCGGCCAGCGTCACCAGATAGGTGTTCATGGGCCGGTCTCAACTTCCTGTCGGGGGTCCATTGTGGACCCTCTATAACTTCATTGTCGACGAATTGCAGATTACATGCAAACACCCGACACTTTTCGGGTGTCCCCCGCACTTCGCACCGGCGACAGACGTGCTAAAACCGCACGTCAATCCTGCTGTACCCCGTCTGGGGTGTCGTCAAACACGGCATTGTGGTGGGCGATCCGCAGCTCCAGCAGTTCCTGGGCCAGCCGGGCACGGTGCTCCTGGCAGGCCTGGCGGACGGCCTCGACGCTGGCCGCCTTCATCAGGCGGTCCCACTCGGTGATCTCGTTCAAGAAATTAACGGTCTGGTCCATTACCACACTATCGGCGCGCGCGACACGCGACACAAGTAAGACAATCGTACGAAAAATTGAAAGAGGCGGACCCGGCGCACTAAGGGGCCAGGTCCGCCTCTAGGGGGAGACTGACGGAACAGTGAAGCTCACGTCGCTCAATCCCCCGCTTCCCACCCACTGGGAAGGTCTTGGGTTTATTCTACGGGCGCATCCTTGACCTCGTCGACCACCGGCTCGGTGACTTCGGCCACCGGTTCCTCGACCACCACGAGGTCGTCGGAGACCGGCTCCTCGACCGGGGCCTCGACCACCGGCTCGGGGACGTTCTGCAGGGCGTCGACGGCGGCGTTGATCTGGGCGGCCACCGACTCCTGCAAGGTGGCGATTTCGGACTGCAGGGCGGCAATCGCGGCCTTGTCGGCGGCGTCGTCGCTCAGGGCGGTGTCCAGGGCCGCCTGCAGCTCGGCCAGCTTGCCGGTCTGGGTGTCGTTGGTGGACTTGGCGGCCTTGAGCTGGGTGACCACGTCCTTGACGAAAGTGGTGACCCGGGCCAGAGCGTCGTCGAGTGCGGTCATGAGTACCCCTAAGAAGCCGAAATCTAAAAGCCTGTCACCCCTTCGGGAACGTCGCGGCGGCTTTGGCAGTCCGGCGTCGCGCAGTGTGCTCAACGCCGCTAGGAGGACCGCCACCTGAGCCACCCCGGCCCCCATCATCACCCATGCCGCTGTCTGCTCGCTCATGTCAGTTCCCCCCTGGTCGGTGGGCCGTGATAGCCCATCTCGTAATAGCTGTCCCCGTTCTGCCACAGATGGCTGGCCGGGACGGTGGCGGCGATGACCGGCCAGTCTTCCGCCGGATCGTCGGACTGCACGGCGTGACCACGCGCGTACTCCAGCGACGGGGTCACCCAGTCCCCGGTATTGAAATGGTCGTGCCCGTGCGGCAGCGCGCGGTAGACGGTGACCGGGTGGTCAGGGTTGCCCCGCGCCCGGTTGTACATGCGTTGCACTTGCAGCTTGCCCATTCCGCTGACGTGGCTGTGATTGCCGCCGTACCAGTCGGGGTGCTGATACCAGTCATCGCCTACGTCCATGTCATGTAACGGGTAACCCCAGTCTGGCCCTGGTGGCTGGTGGCTGCCCCGATAGTCCTCGGCGGACCCTTTCTTGCGCCGGGCCGGTCCCAGCTCCTCGACCACCCGCGCCCGAGGCACCACATAGCCCTGGCTGGCGTCGCCCCGGTAGGGGGCCGGGTCGCCGTCTGGCTCGACCCGGTAGTGGTAGTTGGTTTCGGCGTCGATGTCGTGCCACCGCTTGAGGTGCCGGGGATCATCCTCGACCCAGACATGACTGGCCCGGTCCGGGTCGCCGATCGCTCGGTAGAACCGGTCGTGGTGTCCCCCGCCGCCGGGCACCAGGTCGGTCCCGACCGGGAGCCGTCGCGGGCTGGTGTGATACCAGGCCGACGTCCGCAGGCTCGGCGCGGTGGTGAACGGCAGGGCGACCGGGTTCCCGTCCGGGTTGCGGGTGACCAGAATCCAGTCCCCGCGCCCGTCGCGCTCCCACCGGAAGTCCACCCGGTCGGCCTCGATCCGCCGGGCCGACGTGACTTCCTGCCGCTTCTTGGCCCGCCGACACCCCATGCAGTAGTGCGGCCATTCGTCGCTCCCCGCGTGCTCACAAGTACGGGTGTCTTCGGCCTCGGCCTCAGCGGTACGCCAGGCGGCCAGTAGGGCCACCTGGTCGCGGGCGGAGGTCAGTCGGCGCACGTCTGCCTCAGTGCGTGACCGGGTCGATGCCGTGAACCGGGCACTGGGGGTTCCAGGTCATCCGGCCCGGGCAGGTGCAGCGCGGCTGTTCCGCTTTGGGGCCGAAAGCCAGCACCCGATCGACGAACGCCAGGACGTCCCGCGACGCCGCCAGCTCATCGTGATCCGGCGGCACCGGCGTCCCGCTCAGCTCGTGCTGATGGTTCTGCTCCCAGGAATCCATGACGTGGCCGAACCACTCGTCGCTGTCGGTCTCGAACGGGTCCGACAGCGGCGGCTCCAGCAGCTTGGGGTGCACGTGCGCGGCGGTCTTGTTCATCGAGTAGCGATCCGCGAACGGCTCGATGTCATCCATGCTCGGACTCCAGAACGTCTGTCCGGCAGGCTTTTTCGCGCTCCGGGCGTTCATGTCATCTTTGAACTTGCCCCAGATGACAGCCTGCACCTGGTGCGGCAGCAGATGCTGACTGGGGTGCCGCTTGGAGTTGATCCGATGCGTCAGGTCGATCAGGCCCTGCTGGTACACCTCGTACTGCTCCGGGGTCACCTGCGAGGACTCGGTGTAGTTGGGCGCGGGCGCGTCACTGCCGTGCGGCATACTGGCCGCCCGCATGTGCTGAGTGTCGACAGTGGAGCGCAGCAGCTCCGGGTCCAGCTCAGTCCAGTGCTTGCCGCCCAGGTCGTAGTAGCCCTGCTCCTCGGGCCGGGCCGCCTTGCGGAAGCCCAGCTTGTTGCCCAGGTTGGAGAAGAACGCCTTGTACTTCTGGCCGTTGAGGTGCTTGTCGAAGTCGTTCTCGTCGGCCCGCATCAGCAGCTTGGCCTTCTCGACGTTGCTGCCCAGGGTAGGCACCCCCGCGCCGGTGAACGCCGACGTCGGGGCGTAGCCGTTCTTGCTCTTGGTCGACTTGACCGCCCGGTAGTGGCCGTCGATGGCGTCCTCGTAGCGGGCACGGTCGCTCTCAATGCCGCCCCGGGACGGCAACTGGGCGTTGTTGATCCACGCCGCCCGGCCCTCGGGGGTCTGCAGCGACTCGAAACCCTTCAGCGGGCCGTGCGTCCAGGTGCCCGGCTGGCCCTCCCGCTCCATGTACTGCCAGTGATCGCCGCCGTGGGCTTCGGCGAGCTGATTGAAGTCGGCCTTGGTGCGCGGCATGTAGCCGCCCGCCTTGAGCTTCCGCAGCTCCGAATGGGTGAACGTGTCACCGTTCTGCGGGGTGATGTCGTACTTGCTTTCCATGTACTTGGACATAGCCAGCGGGTGAATGTTGGCCCGCCGCCACTCGTCCTCGTTCTCCCCGGGCCGGTAATTCCCGGCCATGTGAGCGGCGTAGTGCAGGTTGTTGTTCCAGTCGGTGCGCGAGGACAGCGCGGCGGCCATCGCGATGGCGCGGTGGGTGGAGATGCCGAACTTCTTGCCGATGTCGCGCAGGGTGTCGCCACCGGCCCGGTACCACACCCGGCCCCGCCGCTGCTGGTCTTCGGTGGCCCCGTTGAAGTGCGATTCCAGGTTGTCCAGGTGCTGGTCGTAGGTCACGCCCTTGCTGGCTAGGACGTTGTCGAACTCGCTGCGGGGGATGCTGGTCATCGTCGGCGGTGCCGCCGGAGCGGGCGGGGCGGGCGGGGGTGTGCTCGGCATCGCCGGACTGAGGGTGGCTGGGGCCGTCGGCGGGCTTTTCAGCAGGTCATCGGCAACTTTGCGCCACGGGGACAGCAGCTCGGCCTGCTCGCGAGCAGAAACAACACGGCGCATGGGGTGGGGCCTCCTTCTGCCTATTCAGAAACCCCACCAGGGGGATCACAGGGATCATGCCGTGAAGGGGAAGAACACCGACGGGTCAGACTTGAACGCACCGACCCACACGGAACTGTTATTGCTGACGGTAAGCGTGCTGCCGGGGATCGTGTGTGTCCCCGCTGCCTTCAGGTCGGTTGAGTAGGAAACGGCCCCCTGCCGTCCCTGATAGAACTCGGTGAACCCTGACGGAGCGGTGTCATTGGAGTCTAGGCTGTGGTTGAGTGCGCGGAGCAGAATCGTCGAGCCGACACTGGTCGTGACTGTGGTGGAGGCCGATGTGGTGGACGAGGTTTGCTGTTCCCCGACGCCTCGGGTGTCCAGAAATGATTCACCACCCGTGGTGGGGCATCCGACGAACCTGATCGCGGTCGCGGCCTGCGGGTAGGTCTTGCTGGTGAATGAAATCGTGTATGAACCCGACTCCGGCCCAGTGGCACGCTTCCACCAGAAGTATGTCTCCCGGCCTGTTGATCCGACATAGGGCGTCGCGCTGCTCAAGGCGGTGAAACCGGACGGCCCGGTTACGCCAGTGGTCTGGTTGATGAATCCTATTACCAAGATCAAATCACCGGCGGTGATTCCCGATGGAGCCGCCACGATGGACGAGGCGTTGCTGGCCCCAAAAGTGGTGCTGGTGGACACGCTCCCAACCGAAATAGCCATTATCAGTACCCCACTGGATCGACGGCGGCGCAGACCCACTTGGCGACCACCGAGTCATAGATGAACCCGACCATGTGCGTCTTGCTGATCACCGTGGTGGTCAGCAGCGCGGCCACCCCGGAGGACTGGAACGACGCACCCCAGGTAATGGCGCGGGCTGTGCCGTTGTCCTTGATGCGGATCATCAGCTTCTGGCCGTCCGCCGGGGTGCCGGTCAGCCCAGAGGTCATCGACGTGATCGCGACGGCCAGGGCCGTGATGTTGAACTGGTCGGTGGTGTCGGTGTTGATCGACGGGGTCGCCGACGAGGTGGTGGAGTTGACGCGGGGTGTCCCGGTGGCCACCGTCTGCCAGGAGCCGTCACCGCGCAGGTAGGTCGTCGAGGACGGGGTGCCGCTGGCCCCGATGGCGGCCACACCCAGGTTGGTGATGGTGTTGTCGGGGCCGTTGATGGTCTTGTTGGTGAGGGTCTGCGCCGAGTTTGTCGTCGTCAGGGCGACACCGGAACCCGTGGAGTTGCGGTAGTACATCGAACCCGACTGGTAGTACACCTGCCCCTCGGCACCGCTTGCGCCGGGGATGAACTCCGGGGAGAAGGTCAGGGCGTTCACCGTCTTGTTGGTGAGTGTCTGCGCCCCGGTCAGGGTGGCGAAGTCCCCGTCCGACAGCGCGGTGTTGAACTGGGACAGCGTCCCGCTCAGCGTGTTGCTGGAGAGGTTGATCGTTTTGTTCGTGAGGGTCGCGGTGTCGCTGTTCTTGGTCGCGTCAGAGGTGTTGTCCACCGATCCCAGGCCCACGTCGGACTTGGTCAGGCTGACCGAGCCGGTGTAGCCGTTGACCGAGGAGACCGCGTCGGTGGTGTCGGCGAACTGCCAGATCGTCCCGTTGTGAATGAGGTAGTCCCCAACGTTGAGGGCGATGCTGCCGCTGCCGTAGTTGCGGGTTCCGGCCACCGACACCCGGTAGACCTGACCGGCCTCGCCCGTCGCATCCGACAGCGTCGGGGTGTTGGTGGACACGTCGTGCAGACCCTCGTAGGTCATGATCGAGTTGGGGAGTTGGCTCCCCGGCACCTTACCGTTGGTGTCCAATGAGGCGTAGCCGTTGGCCACGGCCTTGTTGGCGGTGGACTCGGGGGTGTAGCCCAGCGCGGTGGTGATGGCGGTCGAGGTGACCGTCGCATCCGACCCAGGCACGCCGCTGGCACCGCTGGCACCGCTGGCTCCCGATGCTCCGCTGGCCCCAGACGCTCCGACCGGACCGGCGGACCACTGCCCATCGCCACGCAGGAACGTCGTCGATGACGGTGTCCCTGACGCGGCCACCGCCGACACCGGGATGTTGGAGAACGTGTTGGTGACGCCGCTCAGCGTCTTGTTGTAAAAAGTTACGTCGTTGTCGGTGGTCAGCACCAACTCGTTGTCGACGCACACGCCGCCGTCGGTGCTGGCTCCGGTGTTCGTCGGATCGGCGGACTGCCACGACGGGCTGGCGTTGTAGGTGACGGTGATGCCCGACTCGACCTGGCGGTTGGCCTCGTAGATCGCGAACCTGCCGCCAGCGATCGACTTCTTGATCCACAGCTCGACATCGGTGCCGACCCCGGTCATCAAGAAACCGAAATCTTTGATCGGAATGTCGGGGACGGGAACACCGTTACGCGCCAGCAACGATGGGGCACCCGACCAACTGCTGCCCGACTTGTGCCACACCGACAGCAGGTAGGTGTAGCCGGTGACGATCTCGGTGACGATCAGCGTCAACGCGGCACGCTTGTTGTCGGCGGTCTTGGAGAACGTCAGCACCTTGGTCCAGGTGTTCGCACCGTCGGAGGCGGAGGTGCCGCCCTCGGCGGAGGTGAACACCAGGTTGGTGCCCGAGGCACCGCTGGCTCCGGTCGCCCCGCTCGCGCCCGAGGCTCCAGGGCTGCCGCTGGCACCGGGGACCCCCGACGCGCCGGACGCACCCGAGGCACCCTCGATGTTGCCGACCAACGTCCAGGTACCCGAGATCAGCCGGTAGACGTCGCTGGTGGTGGTGTTGAGGTAGTAGTCGTCGTCGAGCTGGCCGGAGATGGTGCCCGGGGCACCGGCGTCGGCGTACCAGACGCTGCCCCGCTGGCCGTTGGCACCTGTGGCTCCTGAGGCACCGGGGATTCCGCTGGCGCCGGAAGCGCCGTCCGCGCCGGGAGAACCCGACGCGCCGTCGGCCCCGGGAACGCCGCTCGCGCCGTCAATACCGGGAACGCCGCTGGCGCCAGTGTCGCCCTTCTCCGCGATCAGGGTCCAGAACGTGCCCTCGGCGGGGGTGTCCCCGACGTTGCCGCCGTTGGCGTTGATGCGGTACCAGGTCTGGCCGTCGTAGGTCGCCACGTCGCCGACTGCGTAGGCCGCGCCGCCGCTGTACGCGCCGGTGAAGTTCCACAGTGCGTCGGCACCGGGAACGCCTGAGGCGCCTGACGCGCCGTCAGCGCCGGGAATCCCGCTGGCTCCGGGTATCCCGGAAGCCCCGTCCTGACCGGGGACGCCGCTGGCGCCCGGCGTTCCCGAGGCACCAGAAGCGCCGGGCTGGCCTGAGGCCCCCTCGGGGCCGCGAATGTTGCCGACCAGGGTCCAGGTCCCGGCCTGCAACTGGTACACGTCGCCGTTGGCCGAGTTGAGGAAGTAGTCGCCGTTGAGCTGGCCCTCAATGGTTCCCGGCGCGGCGTCGTCCTGGTACCAGACGCTGCCCCGCTGGCCGGAGGCTCCCGTCGCGCCGCTGGCACCGGAGGCACCGGAGGCCCCAGTGGCACCGGGCACGCCGGAGGCACCGGACGCCCCGGCGACGGGCGCGCCGCCCTCCCCGGTCGGTGCGGCGCTGACCCAGGTGGTGCCGTCGGAGGTGAGGACGTAGCCCGCCGCCCCGGGGGCGACGGCCTGCAGCGCGCCCGTCCCGTTGCCGAGCAGCACGTTGCCGATGGGAAGAGTGTCCGACCCCGAGCCGCCGTTGGCGACCGGCAGCACACCAGTGACGTCCTCGGTCAGCGAGACCGAGGAGTTCCTGATCTGCTTGCCGGTTACCTCTGTCCGGGCCATCCTGTTGTCCTCACTTTAGGTCGTAAATGAAGGTTGCGGTCAACCTCACCCTCACTTGATGTAGCTGACCCGAATCCGGTCGCCGGACACCGGGGCGTCGGCGAAGGTGATCGTGCCACCCGAGATGGTGTAGTCGTTGCCCGCGCCCGGCTCCTGGAGGATGCCGTTGAGGAACACCGACTCGCTGCCGGAGACCGGGGTGGCCGCCAGGGTGTAGACGGCGTTGGTGCCGTTCACCGAGCCGGAGGGGGCCTCCCGGGTGATGTAGTTGGCGGCCTTGAGGACGCTCGTCGCCAGGGTCACCTCACCGGCGGCGGTCACCGACGACACGTCACCGGAGAGCGTCACCGGGGCCAGCACGCCGGAGGAGTTGGCGACGTAGACCTGGCCCGCCGTGCCCTGCTTGACCTGCAGGCCGTTCGCGCCGACCTCCAGCGAGGCGTCGCCCTTCTTGACCGCGATGGTGTCGGCGTTGACCTGGATCGAGGCGTCGGCGGCCCCGACCTGGAAGGCCGACCCGGACATGCTCAGGCCGTCCCCGGCGGTGTACAGCGAGCCGCCCGCCACCTGGGTGAAGGTGATCGGGGTGGTGCCCAGGGTGATCACGTCGTCGGTGGTGATCGACCAGGCCGAGTTGCCCTGGGTGTTGCCCTCAGAGATGAACACCGTCACCCCGGCGGTCATGTCGGCGCTGGCGTCGGCGTCGGAGGCCCGGGTCGGGGCACCCGAGGCGTTGACGACGTAGATGCCGTTCTCGGAGCCGGTGGACTGGTTCTTGACCAGGATGCGGTCCCCGGTCGCCAGGGTGACCCCGTCGATGGTCTGCCCGGCGGCGAAGGCCGAGGAGAGGGTCCCCGGCTCAGTGCTCGCGGCCCGCACCGACTGCTTCCAGTCGAAGCCCTGCAGCAGGCCGTCGACATAGGCCTTGGTGGCCGCGTCGGTGGACAGCGTCGGGTCACCGAGGCTGGTGATCTGGAAGCCGCCCAGGGACACGCTGCCGGTGAAGGCCCGGGTCCCGTCGGCCTTGATGTAGTCCTCGACAAGCCGGTCATCGGCGACGGTGCCGCTGGCGAGCCGGTCGGAGGTGATCGACCCAGACCGAATCTGAGTCGCGCCGTTGATCTGAGTCTGTGCCATGAGTTACTGCGCTTTCTGGTAGATGACCGTCAGGACATCGCTGTCCAGTGGCGGGGTGGTGAAGGTGACATGTGTCGGTGTCACCAGGTAGCCGTGGCCGGGCATCTCCATGAGTCCGTTGCGGTACACCTGGAAGGCCTGGGACAGGTCGGCGTTGTTGGACAGCGGGAAGGTGACGTTCACCCCGTCCTGGTACTCAGAGGACAACACTTCGGATATCTGGACACTCGTCCCCGGACGTCCCGGGGGACCCGGGTCGCCCTTCGGCCCGCGCGGCCCCATCGTTTCGATGATGACCGTGCCGGGTCCGCTGCTGGCACTGGGCTGGAACCGTCGCAGCCCACCAGGCGGCAGGGTGGCGACCCTCCACTGGTTACCGACCTGCTTCTGCCAGGTCTTGGCCACCGAGGAAAACCGCCACTGGGTGCCGTTGGCATCAACCCACTGCGACGACATCCAGGCTTCCTTTCTACCCCTTTCAGCAAACTCGGGGCGGCCCCGGATTGCTCCAGTGACCGCCCCGAGAATGTTTGCTGAGATCGCGATCTAGGCCTTGCGGAGGATCACGATGCCACGGGGGTTGAGGACGGCCATGCCGACCAACTCGTCCATGACCCAGCCCTTGTGGAACTGCTCCACCTGGTTGTTCTCCTCCACATCGAGGGAGTACATGACCGGGAAGACGCCGAGGAACTCGGGGTCCGGGGTCAGGTAGGTGGTGCCACGCGGGATGATGATGGATTTGCCGATCTGGAACTCGCCGAACTGGACGATGCGCTCGCCAGCAACGACGGAATCCTTGAACGCCCAACCAGTTGTGTTGATGTCCCAGCGATAGAAATCGCGGTATTCCTGCGGGTTGCACAGGAGTCGGGACGAGTCCAACTGACGCTGGTCGGTGTAGGTCACGGCGGTGTACAGGTCGTCCGGCATCAGATACGTACCGGCCACCGTGATCTCATTCGGCAAAGCCCCGGTGCCCGGGACCGCAGAGGTGTCGACCGCGCGGTACGAAACCGCAGCAGCTTCCAGCAGCGTGATGAGGCGCGAGTCCTCCTGGCGCATGATGGCCTGCTTGGTCATGTCCTGCGTGTACTCCACGATGTTGCTGCGGAGGTAGTACAGGTCCTCTTTTTTGATTTGCGGGAACGAGGCGATGCGGAACAACTGCACCTCGACGCGCTTGCCTTCGAACGGCGTGATCTTGATCTCGCCCTCGTTGCCGTGCAGCATATACGCACGTCCGAGGTCGTCGAGCACGTCGTAGAAGATCGGCACGCCCGGCGTCAGGGTGTCCTCCAGGAGGACGTTCCGCAGGATGCCTTGGTAGCGGAGCTGGAGCTGGATCGGGCCGATCATGCTTTGCCCGAGCCGCTGGATTCCGCCGACCTTGTCCGCCAGGATGTGCGCCAGCTTGGCCTGCTTCTCGCGGGCACTCAGCTTGCGACCACCAAGGCGACGCTTGGCTGAAACGATGTCGGCGACATAGTCGTCGCTCGACCGGGCAAAGCGGCCCAGGCCGCTACCCGCTGCCACTGGGAGACTCATGGCTAGCTACCCCCTTCGACGGCGACGTTGGTGAGGTCGACGAAGTTGAGGCGGATGACGATCTTGTCCGGTGAGGGGATGTCGATCAGTTCCGCGATGGCGTTGGCAGGCGTCACGCCAGCCGGGGTCAGGCGACCCTGGGCGTTGGCGGTCAGCATGACCTTGCCCGGTCCGGTGACGGTCGGCCAGTCGGCGTCGACGTCGAAGGCCGGGGCCAAGACCTCGAAGACCGCCTGGTTACCGCCGACCCAAACCGTGAACAGGCCGGTGCCGGTGGACGAGACCTCGTTGACGCCCAGACGAGGGGCGACGAACAGGGCCGAGAGACCGAAGGGGGCCGTACCGGCCTCTCCGGTGTAGGGTGCGAACACTTCGCCATACACACGCTGCATGACGGTGCCGGGAAGGATGTCGAAGTCGACGTCGAGGTCCGGGTCCAGGAAGCCGCCATAGGGCGTCGCCTGGTGATTCGCGTACAGCGGACGCAGGGTGCGCTTCTGGGCCGGGTTGCTCAGCGGTGGACGAAACATCTGTTCCCTCCTTTCAGATTCTTTTCAGGCTCGTGCTCAGATGAACAGCGAGCTGTCATTACGGGGGTCGTGCGCTGCCACTCGCGGTCCAGCAGCGGCGGTGCGAGTTCCACCACCAAGGCCAGCCGGGATCGGCGAACGTGCGGCCCCGCGAGAACTTCCGCTGGCGACCTTGCGGCGGTCTGCTTCACGCACAGCAGCAAACCGCTCCAGGAGTGCGACCCGATCCTGAATCAGGCCGCGATTCATCTTCTCGAACTCCGCCGCGAGCGCGTACTTCCGCTCCCGGCTGTCCGGCTCCAGCCCTGCCGCGATCATGCCCTCAGCACACCGCATGGCCAGCAGGCCACCGGCGGTCTTGATGGCAGCCGCTTTCTGGCCGCTGGCTTCGCCCGGTGCCCAGTTCTGATCAGTGCTCAGATCGGGCTTGGCGACGTTGTCCCCGGCGTTGTTGCCGAAGTCGTGGATGTCGAACTGCGAGGCCTGTGCTTCCGCGCTCGTCACGTTCTCGACGGGGGCCTCGACGTCGACGCGACCGTCCGGGGCTGCAACCTCCAGCTTCTCGTCGGCACGCTTACGCATCTTGGCTCCCTTGGTGTTGGCTTGCTTGTCGTTCTTGCGGGCTTCGCGCAGGACGACGCCCAGCGCGGGGAACAGGGCCTGCGGGGAGATACCGGCCTCGCGGGAGAACTGCGCGGCGGCCTTCTTGATGCTGGCCTCGGTGTGGCGGCGCGAGGACTTGCCGGTCTTCTGCGCCAGCCAGCCGTCGAACGCCTGGAAGGCGCGCAGGCTGGCGTCGTGCGGGTTGGTCGGCTTGACACCGTCGTTGGGGTTGGCCGACACGAAGTCGTCGCCGGTGAGGGCCTCGCCCTCCGGGCCGGTGTTGACGGTGGGGTCGACGACCTCGGCGACCGGGCCGCCGGACTCGGTCAGGGCGCGCTTGCGGAGCGAGGCCAGGGCCTGCGCGTCACGCAGGAGCTGCTCGCGTCCGGCCTGCACCCGGGCCACCAGGTTGTGCTCGGTGTTGGAGATGTTGGTCCCGTCGGTGACGTAGTCCCCGGCCTCGGCGGGCGGAGTCTGGCTCAGAAAGGCCTCTTCCTGCTCGCCCTGATCGTTACGACCGTAGGGGCCACCGTCGGTGAGCGGACCCTCGGCGAGGTGCTGACGCCGCCCAGCGCGCGCCACCTTGTTGCGGCTGGCGATAGTGTTGCGTGCCATGTTGGCGGGTTCCTTTCCTGGGTTCCTATTGGTTGTTGAAAGTTCTCGTCCGTTTTCCAGGGTCGAGAGTGTTGCTGTCTGCCGTCGATAGTCGGCAGCTTCCTCCGGGGTGAACGCCCGGTTGGCCTCGATGGCGTCGAGCCAGTTGGCCACCCGCCGTCCGAAATAGTTGTCGAAGTAGTCCAGCGTCGAGGCCGCGATCTGCATCGGCTGCCCTTCAGGTGCCGCTTGGGCGGGAGCCGGGGCGGGTGCTGCCGCCATCGGGACCCCGGCCTGCTGGGCCGCCGGGATGGGAATCTGCAGGGTCATGAACTGCTGCTGCGGGGCACCGCCCATCGCCGGGGGCTGCATCGACTCCGGGCCGGGCTGGCCGCCGATCATGTCGGCACCGGCCCCGCTGATCTCCTGCTGCCGGTCGATCTGGGCGGCCTGGGACAGGTCGGGGTCGGACAGCTCCTCGGGCGGCTGGATGTTGCTGGCGAAGTCCGGCTTGTCGACGTACTGCTCGAAGTCGTTGTTGTCGTCCTCGGGCGCGCTGCCCTCCTCCCGGAGGGTGTTGACCGCCATCGGGGCTTCCTGCTCCCCGTAGGCGAGCCTGAGCGCGCGCTGACGCGCGATGTTTTTCATGCCTGTCCTTGAGGGGTTGCGAACAATATGAGCACCGACCGCGCCGACGCCTTTGCGGACCTTGCGAACCTTGCCGTCGGGGCCTTTCACCTCATCGGTGTAGAAGGCGGGGGTGACGGTGTATCCCGGCCCCAGGTGGCCCTGCAGCTCGTCCACCAATTCCTGGTTGTTGACGTAGCCGTGCTGGTAGCGCGGGTTGGTCAGGTCGGTGACCACAGAGTTGGGTTCAGCGGGCACCGGGTAGTCGGGGTGCTGCTTGGCTTTGCTGACGTCGCCCTGCCACTTGCGGGCGGTGACCACCGCGTGCCCGCCCGGGGCCAGTGCCCGACCGATGCCCCGGATCACGGTGCGGCGCACCTGCGGCGGCACCGTATTGAGCACATTGAGGCTGGTGACCCGGTGGTAGGCAGCCTTGGGAATCTGC